CCTTAACGTTAAGGCGCGCCGGGTCTGTCCGGGCGCAGGTGACCCACACACCCGAGGCCGGCGATCGGGCGAACCTCACGGGCACGACCATCACGTCGGACATCCTGGACTCGGCCGGCGTGCGGCACAACCTCACGACCTCCCTGAACGGCGCGGGGCTCGTCATCACCATCACCGACCCGGCGACCTCGACCGACGACTACGCGACCGGCCCCGCCAAGTGGGACATCCGCGTGCAACTCAACACTGGCGTGGTCATCTATTCGTCCACTGTGACGTTCACAGTCCTCCCGCGAATCACTGGCAACTGACCCCATGTCTCTATCTATCGTAGTCAATGGCGGCGGGACATTTACCGCGAGCATGGAAGAAGGCCCTGTATCCTTCACGGCTAGCGTTGCGGCTGTCGGCCCGAAGGGTGACACTGGCGACCAAGGCCCACAAGGAATTCAAGGAGCAACTGGCCCGCAGGGGGCCAAGGGCGACAAGGGTGATAAGGGCGACACTGGTAACACTGGCCCAACTGGGGCAACCGGAGCAACAGGTGCAACTGGGCTACAGGGCCCGCAAGGCGAAACAGGCCCACAAGGAGCAACTGGCCCACAGGGTGCAACAGGAGCCCAAGGCCCTAAAGGGGACACTGGCGATCAGGGGCCTCAAGGTATTCAGGGTTTGACTGGAGCTACGGGAGCTACTGGCCCAACTGGTGCTACGGGGCCTCAAGGCCCACAGGGCACACAAGGAGAGACTGGGCCACAAGGGCCACAGGGAATTCAAGGAGAAACTGGGCCACAAGGCTCAACTGGTGCTACTGGGGCTACTGGTGCTACTGGAGCAACAGGCCCTGCTGGTGTAGTTGCCGCTACTTCTCCAATAACTTACAACTCAGGAACTCAAACTGTCGGTATTGATGTCAACGCCGCAGGTATCACAATAAACGGAACAGCCGTAGCACTAGGTGGAACGGTTACCATACAAGCGAGGTTGGGATAATGCCGTATTACATAACTGATAAATCTTCAGAATGCTCAAGTTGGGCAGTAGTCAAAGAAGATGGCGAAGTCATGGCTTGCCACAACACCAAGGCTGAGGCTCAAGCCCAGATGGTAGCTATCTCATTGTCAGAGGGAATTGAGCCAGGTGGCGAGAGAGACATTCGTGCATTACCAGGCGACCTCAAAGTCGGTGACTATGTGTCTTGGAACTCTTCAGGTGGTAGAGCCCGTGGCGAAATTCAAGAGATTGTAGACAGTGGATCTATCAATCCACCTAATTCTTCGGTTACAGTCAACGGCACGGAAAAAGACCCCGCCGCCTTGATTCAGGTATACCAACGAGTTAGAGACGGATGGGAAGATACCGATGTGTATGTTGCCCACAAGTTCTCGACACTTACAAAGATTGCTCCACTTCCTGAACCCAGTGATGAACCAGAAGATGAAGAAGAAGATGACGATATGGAAGAAAACTCCATGTCTGAAACAGAATACCGAGAAGTAAACCTAGAGCCCCCAGCCTACATGCGAGCAGCTGCTCGTAGAGGTCTCAAATACTACGAAGAGGGGTATGGCGGAGATGGCTTGGTTGAAAGAACAATCCGTGAGGCGAGAGCGATGGCAGCTGGCAATGTCACTGCTGATAAATGGGTTAGGATTCGGGCTTGGATTGCTCGTCACCTTCCTGATTTGGACAGTCCCGCCGCAAGACCTGATTCGCCTGATTATCCTAGCCCTGGTGTAGTTGCACATTTGCTTTGGGGTTCAGGCCCATCAAAGCGAGCAGCACAACGAGCACTTACTTATGCAGAAGGTGTCGTTGCTAGAATTGAAGAAGAAAACGAAGGCCGAGCGAAAGGCAAAGCATTGTCGAAGATAGAAATGCGCGTAACTCCAATTGAGTTTGAAGTGCGCGAAGATGGCGACTACATGACCTTTGAAGGTTATGCAGCAGTATTCAATGAGCCGTCAGAACCACTACCTTTCATTGAGCGTATCGCTCCAGGGGCATTCAAGCGCTCCATTGAGGCCCGTAACGACATCAAGCTGCTCTGGAACCACGACAGCGGAACAGTTCTCGGTTCAACCCGTGCTGGAACTCTAAAGCTTTACGAGGACACTCGTGGACTCAAGGTAATTGCTCAACTTCCAAACACAACCGCTGGACGCGATGCTTCCGAGCTACTACGCCGTGGCGATGTAGATTCCATGAGCTTTGGATTCAGCGTCCCAGCAGGAGGAGATGAATGGTCCCAAGATGGATCAGAGCGCACCCTCCGTTCGGTCAGACTTCACGAAGTTTCAATTGTTGCTTTCCCTGCTTACTCAAGCACGGCAGGCACAACCTCAGTCCGCGGACTTGACAAGGTGGCTGAAAGAGCGCAGGTAGATGCCGATGCTCTAGCAGATGCCATGGTCAAGCTGGAAGAAGGCAAGGAGCTTTCCGAGGAGGAAGGCCGCCTTCTGAACCAGGCAATCAGCTCCTACACCGTCAAGGATGAATCACAGCCTGAAGGTGACATGGAGAAGCTTGCCCTCAAGAAAATGAAACTCAAACTACTGACAGGAATCTAAATGGCAAGCAAAGAACAAATCAAAGCAGCAATCCTCAAGGTTGCTGGAAACCCAGAGACGGGACCAGTTTTTCAGTTGGCTGACGCCATGGCTGAAGCAGTTGTTGGCTTAGATGCTCCAGCTAAGGCTGAAGCCGCCTCCTATGAGCCAACAAAAGAAACTCGCGTATTGAAGGCTGACGAAAAGCGGTAGCCCCTGACCGCTGACCAAGCGAGTTCCCCCAGAGTGTCCTTTCCTCTGGGGGTTTTCTTTTGATTATGGAATTCAGTTGTAAAATTTACTTATCGGATGTGAGTCAGCTCTGCCGTGTTCAGTTTGCGTCAGCGCGACTGTTATTTATTCAAATCAAATAAGGAGACTAATGTCTGAGTTCATCAAGGCTCAGCAGGAGACTCGCGCAAACCTTACCGAGCAGATCCGCGATGTTATCGAGGGTGCTGAGAAGGAAGGTCGCGGTCTAGACGCTGCTGAACTAGAGAAGATTGACCGCATTGAGGCCGACATCGCTCGTGCTGACAATGCAAGCGCCGTTGCAAAGCGCAACGAGGAGCGCGCACTAGAGGCTTCCGTAGCCGCTAAGGGCTTTGCTCTACCAGAGACTTCAGAGCGCAACGCTTCTGATGTTCTAAGCCAGATCGCTGCAACTCGCAGCGCTCACACCTTCACCAAGGAAGAAAGAACTCTTGTTCCTTCAACCAACACCGTTCCAAAGTCATTCTTTGACGAGGTATTCGATGTTGCTCGTCTAGTTGGTCCAATGCTAGATGTCGGACAGAGAATCAACACCACTTCTGGTGAGGACATCACTATCCCAACCCTGACCGCATACAGCACCGCAACCCTCAAGGCTGCTGGTTCTGCTATTGACGAGTCCGAGCCAACCTACAGCTCCATCACTCTTGGCGCTTACAAGTATGGTCTGCTCATCCCAGTAGCTAACGAGCTAATCACTGACGCTGGATTCAACATCTCTGCTCACCTTGCAGAGCAGGCTGGTAACGGCCTTGGATTCGCTGTGAACGCAGCTCTGACCACTGGTGACGGAAACAACAAGCCAAACGGTGTTGTAACCGCTGCTGGTTCTGGTATTACTGGTGGCACTGGCGTTGCTGGTGCATTCACCGCTGACAACCTGATTGACCTTCAGTATTCACTTGACGGAGCTGCTCGCAGACTCCCAGGTGTTGCTTACATGGCAGCAGGCCAGGCCATCGGTGCAATGCGTAAGCTCAAGGACGTAGCAGGTAACTACCTCTACACCGTAAACGTTGGACAGCCAGACAACTTCGCTGGCTACCCAGTTGTGGAGAACCCAGCCATTGCCGCAACAGGCACTGGTGCAAAGTCCGTCCTATTCGGACACTGGCCTTCATACAAGGTCCGCGTTGCTGGTGGAATCCAGGTCGCTACCTCAACTGACTACGCATTCAACAAGGACGAAACATACTTCCGAGTAATGATGCGCGTTGACGGTGACTTGACTCACGCAAGCCACATCAAATACTTCATCGGTGCTGCTAGCTAGTATCCGCTGAAATAGCTGAAGCCCCCGCAGATCTAGGTTGCTGCGGGGGTTTCTTTTTGCTATGGTAAAGCTATGTCAAAACAACCTAGAATCAACGGCGCTATCGCACTTGCCTCAAACAGCCCAGGTATGCCCACTGGCTATGGCAATCAAGGAAAGCTGCTTGCAGAACACGCAATTCAGTCAGGGATGAAATTTGCTTCTCTGTCAAACTATGGGCTAGAGGGCGCACATACGACTCTGGACATTGCTGGACAAAAAGTCCCACACTATCCACGCGGATTTACTCTGTATTCAGTAGATGTTATGGATACTTGGTATAACGACTTTGCCAACAGGCACAAAGACACAAAGACAGTCCTTATGACCCTTTACGATGTATGGGTCTATAACGACCTG